CTAGCAAAATGAACATCGAAGAAATCAAGAAGCTAATTCGTGACCTTTCATTTGAGCGTGATTTTCTTTCTGCGTCAAAGTTTCAAATGGATTCTCTGAAATCTGGAAAGTGCAAAATAGTTATTGGGCTTGAGGATTCCTATAAAGATATTTTCACCATCGACACAAGTATTAATGCAATTGAATTTGAAAGAAATATAGCCAAGCTAGTCATCGACATGCTTGGCGAGCAAATCAAGGCAGTAGAAAGCAAATGCTTTGAGATTGAGTCAAAAATCAAGGAGTTGGCAAAATGAATACATCACTAGCAATTTTCTTTGTTATCGCTGCAATCGCTTTGATTGCTTCAGTTATCCGCGATGCTCGCAAAGATGCGCACCGGATTGAAGAGAATGACCGGATTCGTGCAGACTTTGAGAAGTTTCTGCGCACTGGTAACGATAAGCCTTGGGGGCAGAAATGAAAGGTCTAGCCGAAGCAAAAGCGAGCATCATCAAGGCTCGCAACCAAGATGAATTATACAAAGCCGTCGAGTCTATCTGTTTTGACTCCGGCTATCGTTTCGCAGATGATTGCGACTTGTTAGAAAATGCCGAGTTTGCAATGTTGCAGAATAAGCCTGGAGTTAGTGAACTTTTACGATTTGCTGAAATTTGGGAGCGGAAGTTATGAATAAGCCAACTTATGAAGAGTTAGCGGCTCAGGTTGAAATGCTGCAAAAGCACATTGAGCGTGTAGCGCTATGTTATTACAACAATACCGGAAATGAACCTTCATTATCTGTCTTTCATAGAGCGCTAGATGAAGCTGAAAGCGCAGTGTTTAAAGAGCCGCAGCAATGTCTAGCCGAAATCCGCGCCGAGGCTGGTCGGGCTGGTTGGCTGGCTTGCTTCGATGTTTGCGAGCGCTTTATAGACAGGTACTACGCTGGAGTTGTTGATAAGTGTCGCGCCGATGAATACGCCGCCAAAATCCGGCAAGGTGGATCGAAATGATCAAGCTAATATGCAAGCTTCTTGGTCATCCACTTAAAAAAGATGGCTGGATATTTTCGCTGGAAGAGATGAAGCTGATTCCTGAGGAATGTCCGATTTGCAAAGAATTAAACAATAAACAAGGCGATGCGAAATGAACCTCAAAAGCCAAATCATGGCCGCAATCGAGCAAGGCTTGACAAATAAGCAAATCGTCGAGCTAGTGCCGACTACGCTTAATTATGTTGTGCGAGTGCGTATTCAGTACAACGAAATCGCGCCGGAGCCTATCCGCTGTCCGGTGCAGGATAAACCAAAGCAAGGCACAGCTAGCCGGATGGTTTATGATTACTTAACTACCAACAGAGGCGCAAAGCCGGGCGAAGTAAAGCGAGCAACCGGAGTCGATTACGGCATTATCTACTCAGTGCGCAAGTTGTTTTTTGGTCATAAGCCGCGCGTTAATAAGTGGATTGCGCAGCCTGTTGCTATGCAAACTGTTGAACTATCGGAGCTTGCAGCATGAACCAACCAAAAACAGCAGTAATTCGCATCCTTAAAACTGGCGAGCTAGTAACCGTGAGAAGCTACGGCTCGGGCTGGATCGACGCAAAAGGCAATCTGCACCATAAAACAACGGCAAAATTGGTAAAAGTAAATGGTTAATTTAAATCTAGTATCTCAGGAAGACAAACACTTGATCGCAGAGCTTGCAAAGTCAAACATGACAGCAAGTCTTATCGGGAATAAGTTCGGCTTTAAAGCGACTAAGGTCGTGGCTATCTGTGAATCCATGGGTGTTAAGGTGCGATACAATCAGCGCAGCAGCAAAGATGCACGATTGCTTGAAATGATTAAACAGCAGAAGTATTCAGCAAACTTTATCGCGTCAAGCCTTGGCATGTGTACAAACACAGTCAGAGCTGCGCAGCGTAATCTCGGGCTGACTTACTCTGAATCGGTGAAGAAGCGAAACGCAAAGATTAAGCAAGTCTATACGCTATGCAAAGATGGCATGACAACAAAAGAAGCCTGCGCCGTTGTCGGTGTCACTGTCTCGATGTATAACCGATTGAAATACGAAATCGGATTGATAAAGAAAGGCGCTTGATGCGCCTTTTCTTATGATGCCGGATAAGTAATCGTTAAGCTAGTTATCGAGCTTGTGCCGCCCGATACATAACTCAATGTCGGAACCACCACCTCAGTTCCACTTGTGCCAATTGACAGAGTTAGCGTGCGCCCTGATAGCGTTAACGTGGCGCTTGTTGCTGTGCCTGTCGCCGCAATCGTAGCTGATGCAATCGCGCTTGCTGTAATGACTCCACTTGATGGCGCACCAAAGCCTGTCAGCGTGTGAGTTGCTAAAGTTGTGCCGCCTGCCAATATGGTAAGCGTTGCAGTAGACCAGCCTGTACTAATAGAGCTAGCCATGTAATCGCGTGCTGTTGTGTTAAGTGATGGCATGATTAGCCCCTTATCTATAAGTGTTGTTAAAGAAAATACTATTATGCACTGACCTGTTATTTTTAGCAGGCGCTAAACTTCTTTCAGGCTCTGACGGTATCGCATTAGTTGCTATCGAGTAAACAACCATTTGTGGCATTGAAAACGAAATCACCGAAGCAACACCGAAATCAACCTCACCAGTCGAGGCAACCGACATCTGCGGCATAGTAACGTTAACGGTTGATGCAAACACCGGAACGGAAGCGCTTGCAACAGCCGCCACGCTCATTTGAGGCATTGTGACCGCTATCGCAGCGTTAACAGTCGGTACAGTCTTGCTAGCGCTTGCAGCTACTTGCATTTGCGGCATCGTAAAAGCGACAGCAGCCGAGAATACTGGCACTGTCTTGCTAGCTGCCACTGACACCGACATTTGCGGCATTGTGAAAGCAATAGAAGCGCTAACACCTGCCGCCGCATTAGTTGCTGCAATGGCCACCGACATCTGAGGCATTGCAAACGCGATTGCAGAGCTAAAATCAGGCACTGTTTTCGATGCAGAGACCGCAACAGTCATTTGCGGCATTGTTGCAGATATTACTGCGCCTTCGCTCGGTAGAGCCTCAAAGAAATCATCAACTATCTGCTCGGCATTATTCCAAGGGATAAAGTTAGTGCCTGTAATTCTACCTGTTGGAAATCTTCGCCAAATGTTTGTAGTTGACGCTTGCCCTGCTGGTTGCTGATTACCAACAGAGCCTGACTGACTTAAACCACTATGGCTTAGCCCGTACATTTAATGGCCCAAAGTTCTGGCAAGCGGTGCAATTCTCCGACATCAGGTAGAGCTTTAACTTTATCCTCTAGCGCATCTTTCGCGCCTTGCAATCTGCCGTACAGCACAGAAAATAGCTCAGCTTTGGCTTTTACCTTCATCACTAGAGTTTCGACTTCAATGCCGCGAGCCTGAGCCATTGCAGCAAGCATAGAAATTGGTCGATAGCCGTACGCCTCGCTAACTTGCACCGACCATGAGTCGCGCTCTGCCTGTGTCGTTCCTGCCGTCAGTTTTTCCACTTCAGCCTGAAACCAATCATTAATCTCGATTAGCTTTTTAGCCTTCTCAGCGCCCCAAGGATTGTACGCTGCGATCAGGTTGTTTACTCGCTCGTCGCTTGCGTTTGATAGCCATTCGCCGCTTTGTGACTGCTCAAGGAATACGCCTTCTTTCGCCAAGTGTTCGTGCAAGCCAATGCCAAGCTCGATGTAGTTAATCATTGAATGCCACCTCTGAACATAACCTGTGGAGCGCCTGAGTTCATTATAACAGGCATATCACCGCGAGTTGTTGATGGAAGCGCTGTGAATGATGGTGCGTTGTCGTTGTACCAATACGATACAGGATTATATTGATAGCTATTACCTGAAATGCCCATGTCCATCAAGTTTGTTCCGCCTGCCATTAGTTTCGGCGCACCGTTACTGATAACTGCGAAACCGTAAACGCCTTGACCAAGCTTCAAAGTTGTTGTAATTGGCTTGATGCCTGTAGTGCTAACATCGACAGTGCCAAGGTCAGTTAATAACGTGAAGTTGGTATCGTAACCGTTTCCGCCGTCTGGCTGTTTTAGCAGGTTATAAAGGCCGATGCGAGCTGATGAACTTGAGGCTAATAAAGTGACGGTAATGCCAATCGATGATAGCTTGATCGGCGCTTGCACAATGATTGGCACAATGTAAAGTCTGTTTGCAGTGAGCGTTATCTCGCCCCGTATGCCCACTGTCGGGCCTGGCAGTTGCCAGTTGACATTATTCAGCATCCGTCCGCCGTAACCGCGAGCATCAGTTGGCACAAAAACAAGTTTGTCACCTGCTGAAAAGTTAATTTTTGCAGTTGTGCCTAATGAGTTATTAAACACGTTTTGACGCACAAGCGTAGTCGATGCGCTCAAGTAACCTTCACCGCTCTCCCAATTGCCGGAAGTGTCGCGGATCATGTATGGGAATACGTGATTCGTTCCGTAAAAGCTGTTGAATGTCAAATTTCCGGTATTGAAAGTGCCTGACTGCGACCAAGCGCCAGCAAGCGTGAAGTTGCCTGTGCCTGTGCTTGTGCTTGTCTCTGCAATGTTGTTTGCACTCATATCAGCCCGCCGCTATTTCAAACTGAATTTCAGGAACGCCAGTTGATGTGCTATCTGTATAAATTACATGGCGCAAGGCTGAAGTGTCAAAAATCTGAACTAAACCAGTTTTCAAGAAATCGTGAGCATCGCCGTCGTTGTTGATGCGCACCCTGCCATTCCACAGCCTGCGCATAACATGCACGTTAAATGTGCCAGCAGTTGCAATTGTAGCGGTAACTGATTCGATTTTCTGCACGCCTGTGTCACCCGCCTGTAATGGAAGCTGAAGCATCCGACCCACTGTCGGAGCGACACCTGTCGCAATCGTGCCTGTAGTGCGCGCCGTAACGCCGTCTTGGTTTGTGTATGTCACTGCAATTGATTGGTTGCCAGTAAACGCTGTGACGCATTCAAGCCAAATTTCTGTATTTGTATAATCAGTGCCACCTAAAACCCGGCCTGAATAACTTGGCTGACTTGATAAAGTTGCAGCAGCGTTAAACGCAAAAGCACCTGCTGAGAATAGGCAATCAAAAACAGCAATACGGCAAGCAACAGAAGATCCAAATTGAACGCCTGCTAGATAGCCAGTCGCACCACCGAAGCTGTTAATGGTCGGGTAGCCAGTTGTTGTATCAGTTGGAACAACGCCTGTTGTTGTGTTGCCTACAGCTAACGTGCCCGCGCCTGGATTGCCTGCCAAGTCAAAAACGCTGAAAGGAATTGCGGCAACGCTTGTACGTGATGCGGTTTTTAAATAGCCGACGCGCTGAGATTGCGCCGCGATTAGTTGATCTAGTGTTGTAATTGCCATTGGTTTGACTCCTTTTTATTTATTATCGCAGCTATTTATTAAGCAGTCGCGTTTTTTCTTCACTGCCGCGAGTTGTGCCAAACCAGTATTGCATTGCACCGCCCCATTCTTTAACGACGATACCTAGCAGCATAAATAAAACTTCTTTGCTGCCTTCGGGCATTTCAACGTAAAACAGCAGGAAAACGATACCCGCAATAAAGCATGTGAGCAGCAGCGAAAGCATGGCAGGCATCAAAGACAGCTTGTGTTCGCTGCGAGCGTTTTTCTTGTCGTCGGCTTCGGTTTGCAGCTGCGCCTGCGTCAATTCAGCGAGTTTAATTTCTTTCTCATGTTCAGCTTCAGTCAATCGCATTTCAAGCTCTGCTCGCTTCTCCGGCGATAAATCCGGCGGCCAATAATCCTTAATCAGCTCTTTGGCTTCTTTGAATAATCCGCCGCCAACGAAGTCTGTGATTTTGTCTAATAGGCTCATAACAATGTCACCTCAAATTCATCCGGCAACAACGCCAGAAGTTTTGCTAAAGTATCTTTGCTATTGGTTACATCTGGAATTGTATCAGCATCCAAGAATGTGACGCTTGAGCCAACAAGAATGCAGCCTTGAATCTGCCGAGTATAGTTACCGCCATGACACTGAATGCTTGAGCGCTGCGGCACGTTGCGCAATTCAAACACTGAGCCATTGCGCTGACTGATGCGCTTGAATGCCTTGTAAGTGCCTTTAGGTATGCAACTTACATTCGCTTCATTCTCTAGCCAAGGCAATTCCAAAGTAAAACACTGAAAAGCACTGCCGGACAGTGTGAGCCGTCCAACAGTGCAGTCGTTATGATACCAGCGTTTGATTGTGATCATGTTATGCACTCACGTTGATTGCTTTGATAACTTTAGTTGCGCCTGTGCCTGCTGTCGTGACAACTTGAGTTGCCGCGCCGCCTGCCGCAACAGTTAGCAGATGAAACTTATCTCCTACTTCATAAGTCATGTCTGCGTCAGTTGGTACACTGGTGCAATACTGCTCTAACTTACCGCCGCGACAAGTAACCGGATTAACAAAGGCATCTTTAACCCAACCATTTACGATGTGCGTAGTTTGGCCTAGTGTGCCTTCGAGCAGATACATTGAGTCGATAACAACGTATTCAGCGCCACTTGACGAGCCTGAGCCAAGCCCCATGTAAAACGCCGCTGTGATCGATGTGCAATCGCTTGGAACTGGCGCTGTGACTTTAAACAAGTTCCATTGGCCGCGCATCGTGTGGTGTGTGCCGCTGATTGTCGAAGTGCCGCCTGTGCCGTTTGTTGTAATTTGCAAGTATGGCTGTATTTTCTGCGCTGAGCCGTCGTTAGCGTTGAAATCCGCTGTGTCTGGGATCCAAACCCAAGCATACAAACTGATGTTCTTACCTGCCAATACTGCCGGAGTTAATGCAGCATCGTTCAAAATGAACTGCACGTTTGCGGGTGAGGTCTGAGCTGCGGTAAACGTCATACGCAAGGCGTTTTTACCTTTGCGTACAAGTGTTGCCTCTTGCGTTACCGTTGCGCGAGTAATTGTTATATTAGGCCAACCACGTAACCATAAGTCGAAGTTTGGATTCGGGAAGTGATTCAGCGCCCAAGATAAGTTCTTGCTCGCGTCATGCGGCCCAAAGTTGTCAACGCTGTTTGCGGTAGTGTTGTCAATGATGTTTTTAGTGTTAGCGGTTGTCGTGTATCTGTTGTGATGGTTGCCTGTTGAAAATTGGCCAAGGATAAACAAGCCATCAACCTTGTCAAACTCCATCAGAGACAAGTTGTAATCATTAGCCGCATCATTAGCTGCCGCCAATGTCATACCGTTGATAGTTATGCCGTAGCACTGAGTTGTAAAACCAACCTTTAAAAATGCACTATTGCGCTGCTGCTCCCAATATGGTGAGTTGAGCGTGATACCTGCGCAGCCGTCGATAGTTGAGGAAACCAAACCGGATTGGAAAGCTCCACCTTCGCAGATCATGTTTTCTAAAACAAAGCCGTTCGAGTTTGTGATCTCAAAGTCTTTGCGGCATTCTTCAATTTTGATTTGCAAATTACAGGCATTGATATTGGTAAATTTAAAGCCAGTTTCGCCAGCGATTGACCACACGTTATCGAAGACGCCGATGAAGCCGTTAATGTCAAAGTTAGTCTTGCACAGAGTTACAAGAATGTCAGACATCTTAAAGCGAGCAGCATAGCTAGAAGTTGAAACAACTTTTAGTCCTATGCAGTTTTGGCCGTTAATGGCTCCACTGATAAAATCAGCTTTGCTCAGCGCTGGTGCAATGCGGAAATTGCCAATGTCAAAAAAGTTAGTACCTGCCGGAACTTCAAACGCAGCCGAGCCGTCGGTAATAGTTGGAACATAAGTAGTGCCGCCGCCTGATAAGCCGTGACCAGCGCCTTTAAACACCATTCGGCCAAGTGTTACTTTGCTTGTGACTTTGTAAGTGCCTGTCGCCTCTAGGTATGGCAAGTTATTAGCGATTGCATAGTTAACTGCCGCTTGAATAGCCGCGGTGCTATCTGCAACGCCTGTCGCGTCACCGCCAAACATTAAGCAATTAACCGCTTTGTTTAGCGAGACAAGATCTGCCGCTTCCATCCCTGCAATTGATACGGTCGAACCAACAGCAGCTAAAGCAGCTGTTTCGACATAATCACTAGCGCTTGTCGAGCCTGAATACTCAAGCTGTCCGATGCGATTATAAACCGCGTAAACGTATTCTTGCGGTGTGATCATGTATTGAACTGCCGCGTCTGGATAATTGCCAAACAGACAACCGCCTTTGCTTGTGTATAAAGGCTGTGGCTGCTCGACAATGTTTCCTGCTTCGTTTTTATACGTTACCGTCAACAAGTCTGCCGGATCAATCGCTGAGTCGTGCATAGGCGGCACAGTGCCTGCAACTAATGCGTAAACCTTGCCATCAACAATTGGCCGACCATTTGCCAAATCAGGCACGTATACAACTGGGTTTCTTAAAAATGCCATGTCAGAAATTCCTTGCAATGTTTGGCTTAAATGTTAGCGCATCTGGACGTAAAACGCACCCAACATAAGTTGAGCCGTCGAAACTAACTTCAAGTTGATGCGGATATTCTCCGGCTTGGTTTGACTCTTCAGGCGTTAATGTCACAACTAGATAGTTATCACCAAGATGATCAATGTATTCGATTGTCATATCTGACAGCGTTTTATTGATATTTCCCCAAGGCGTAGCGATAGTGTACCGCGCTGCAATGATTTTGGTAACGTCAAGGCGCTGACCGGAGTTTAGCCGAGCATTTAGCTCTACTGTGTTTGTCATGAATTCATTAAGCATCAGGAAATATTCTCCACGTTGATCAGGTATGAAGCCTGCGACAATATTGCGCCTGTTGCAGTCTCGCGGATTTTAATCAATAGCGTTGACGTTTTTTCTACACCAACGGTTAGAGTATTTGACCAAGTGCGATTGCTTGACAAGGCTTCCCAAGTGTCCATAGTTCCAACATCAGGAATTGTGCCTGCTGTGCGAGTGGCGAAAATCTCATAAGAAGCGCCAACACCTGTGCCACCTGGAAATTGCCACTGCGCAACACCGTCTGTTAATCCGTTAATGCCGCCAGCACTTGTAAACTCAATTGATGCTGTCATTGGATTGACAAAGCCAATGGTTACAGACTCGCCGCCGTAAAGCTGGACAGAGTTTTGAGCGATTGAGGCTAGTAGTAGGCTCATACAATGCCATTCCCTGCAATAGTGTACTCAGTCGCAGATAGGCGCGTTAACGTGAAAACTGAGCCTGTGCGCACAGTGCGCGCGCCTGCCGCAGTCGTGCCGCCTTGCAGCCAAGTTAAAGTAGTGCCGCTTAAAGCAACTGACAAATCACCGGAGTTTAAGTTGATAACTGAAACTAAGCCGCCGTCATAGCCGATATTGATCGGGAGTGTTAGCGTCATGGTTGAGCCGCCGGAAAACTTAACAACAGAGCCAAAGTCACCGCTTGTTAGTTGATAGTTAGCAGTCTTTGTAGCTAAAGCTGTTTTTCCAACACGCTGCCAATCGCCCCAAGATGCGTTCTTGATTCGTTGCCATTGATTGCCAGTGCCAACCTCGAAAAAGATTTGAGCTTGATTCGATGCGCCCCAAGGCATGTTGAGAATTAGCGAGCCGTCAAGCGTTGTGCCTGATGGGCAGTTAGTTGCTGTTGACTCTACGCCAAGCAAGCCAAACCAAGCAATCGCGTTTGCGTCGCCAGGCAATCTTACTGCATAACTACCAAGACCAAAGCCGCCAACAAGAATCGCAGCGCCTGCTGTTGTGTCTGACGAGCTTGATTGAATGCCAAGGCTAGCTGAGTCCCAGACTGTACGCCAATCGCCGAAAACGCCAACCGACCGAACTCGCACAGATACAGCGCCGTTTTCATCAGAGACATTAGCAAGCACTTGGTATAAGTTGGCACCTGTGACATCAGAGAAAACGTGACCAACATGCAAGCCTGCATCAGGCTTGTTTAGCGTGCTATTGGTGTCAACATAGCGACCTTCAGAAAGCGCTAGATCCCAATTGGCAACAGTCACCGGATTGTCTGATTCTTGATTGACGCTGTTGTAATACTGCAAAGCGCCTGCGCCGTCATAAGCTGCCACAATAAACGCTGTGGAATCGCTATAGAACGTCCGAACTGTTTCTGCGCTGCCATAGAACAGCACTCCGCCCTTAGATGTTTCTAGTGGCTGTGATACAGCAATTTGATTGCCGCCTTCGTCAGTGTAAAAAACATCAACCAAATCGACGGGGTTAATCGAGACGGTGGTTGACGGGATGGAAACGCCATCCTCAAAAACATAAACCTGACCGCCAGAAATCGGACGGCCAAAAGTTAAGGAAGGAAAGTAAGTAGCTGGACAAATAATATTCATGATCGCGCCTTATAGTTTAGTTTCGGCCTTGGTCTAGTATAGCTTGAAAAGTTAGTATAAAAAAGCCGCTATTGCTGCGGCTCTTTGTTTGTTTTGTCAATGCACATAATCACAGCAACGATGATCATAATTGTTCCAATGCTCATTTGTTTTTCTCCTTGCCTTTCTCTGACTGTTCGATTTGTGATCTTACAGCAGTATCGACACCAATTAAAGCAGCATCATAATTCGGAGTTCCTTCTTTTGCTTTTGACATTCGCATCAAAGCTCTGCGAACTGGGCCGGACTCGTAAATCCTAGACAGTGCAGACAGAGTGCCGATCGTTGCAGTCGCAGCTCCGCCACTTGTTGTTAAGTCAGATGCGACACCACCAGCAAGCAGGAAAGGTATTGTTCTCTGACCTGTCGCTGTATCTAAGTTTGCAGTTGCAGCCCTTTTTGATGCGTTAAGATATGCAATCAACCCATCAATTTTGTACTTTTCATTTCCTTGAAAAAATGTGCTGTACTGCGTCTTGTATTTTTTTACAGCAGACAAGAATTTCTCAGGACTATCTCCAGAAATATCTAAAACCTTGTTTATGATTGCAGCTCTGGCGTTAGCCTTGCCTTGGTCGTCAAGTGTTTTGTAAAGCTCCCTAACATCTGTTGGACTGTTTGAAAACAAAACCTTGGCAGCTTCTTCCGGCTTTACATCTCCATTAACTAGGGCGTTTCTAAGCTTTGTTTTCTTCTGAGTCTTAGCTTGTATGGCATAAACCTTATCCAATTCAGCAAGGCTTGCCCTTTCTTTGTTGCCTAGAGTTTTCTGCACAGAATCCTGAATGTCTTCAGTCATTGCTGTGTAAACGCGATTAATAACGCGATCAGCTTGCGTGCTTGGCTTGCTTGGATCTGCTTTCAGTTGCTCGCGAATATATGTTCTATTGTTTCGCAGAGTCTGAAAGTCTTGCGCTCCACTTGTTAAGTCGTCGCGCAGCTTGAAAAGTGTCTCAATAGTTGGATTGTCTTTTACAACACCTTCTCTGCTAAGCTCGAAAAGCTCGTTATCAATTGCCTGGATTGTTCGACTGATAGGTATTTGCTTTCCTTCCATTTTCTTGGAAAGATCTTGATACTGAGTGGCGATTTGCTGTGAATACTTATCGTTTGACTCCATCAGTGATTTGCTAAGAGCTTCATCTGTGATCTCTGGCGTTTCTTCTCTTAACTTATCAAGCAAACCAACGCGAGCATTTTGCTGTCTAGCCCTCAGTGCGCTAGTGCCAACAATTGGCGTTTGCTCGCTTAAAACCTTGATGTTTTTACCAATAGCGCTTGTCGTTGGAATCACATCGCTAGTTGTTAAAGGCAGTGCGTTTTCTTCAGCAAATTGCTGCGCAAGCTCTGCATCTTTTACAGTTGCAGGAGCTTTTGTCATTAACCTTTCAGCACCAAGAGCTTGAGCAGATCTGCCAGCAGATTGCATTGCACCTAGCGTTTGTGTTGGCGTAAAGCCTGCAACTACTGGCGGCAATGCTCCAAGCGTTTCGCCTGCTTTCTTTGCAATATCTTGACCTGTTTGCGTCCTTGGCTGATAAGTGCCTGCTCTAGCATAATCCTGCATTGATTGTTCAATCAGCTTTACGCCTTCCTCGGTGCCAATCTTGCCTGAAGTAATTGCGTCAACAATACCAGTTGCAACGCCTTGCAGCGAACTTAACGCGCCAGTGCCAGCAGACAGGACAACCTCAGCAGGGCCAAGAAAGCCAAGCGCTTCAGGCTTGCCTTTTTGCTCGCCTCTTGGCATGTCTGCCTCAATTGGATTGTTGTTAGCATCAAACAGCGGAATTCCCTCAGATGCAGGAACTTTTGCAGCTTCAGTAATGCCAAAATCAGAAGGCTTTGCAAGTCCTGCTGCAATGGCTTTTTGCATTACAGCCTCTTTGCTTGTGCCTTCGGGAACGTTTTTAATGATTGTGCCATTTGGTAATCTAACATCCATTATGGTAAATCCTTAAAGTCAACCACTGCTGGTTGATCTTGAGTTTGATTAACTTGATCAACTACTAGCTGCTCGGGCGCTTTTTTCTTCAACTCAATTCTTGATGGAACCCTAGCGCGCAAATCTTTCTTGAGCTTTTCTGGCAGTTTGTCATCAAAAGTGTTTAGGTAGCTATCAACAGCCTGACCTGTGGCATCAATTGAGCTGTTAGCAAGCTCTGCCGCTGCAATTTCAAAATCAGCGATTACATTTTCAGGAAGTCTTTCGCCTTTAAGCAGCTTGTTGTACCCGTTCATTATGGCGTCAGGAACACCGCCAGCATTTGTTGCTGTTGCAAACTCACCTTCTCTAACAACAGAAGTCGGATCTAATGACTTCATGAACTTATAAACGATTGAAATCGAAGCAGGGCCGCCGCCAAGCTCTTTAAGTTTTGTTACATCCTTACTTGTGCGATAAATCATATCAGAATCTTTTACAAGTCCGGTAATGTCCTTATTGATACTTGCAATGTCTTTAACGTCAATCGTCGAACCTTGCTCTTTCGCTTGCTTGGCGATATTGATTCTTGACAGCACATTGTCAGCAGCTTGATACCGCCCTGTATTTGGATCAAATACATAACCTGCTGCGTCGCCTGTACCTTGCTGGAATGGCTGCGGCTTTTCCGCTGCAACTGGCTTTTGCTGCGCCTGCACATATTCAGCAAACTTATCAGGCCCCGCAGCCATTTGCACAGTGCCAGCAGCCATTTGCTTTAACTGGTTCATGCCTTCAGGCGTTTGCAACATCTGCTCGACATTTGCCACTGTGAAAGACGGATCGCCAAGACTGTTAATGTCTTGCTCTGACTGCTTGGCAATCTGTAAAGCTAGTTGCGGATTGTTTGACTGCAATGCGTTATAAAACGCGCCTGCACTTTGCGCAGCTCGTTGCTTTTGTTGGTCGTTGGCAAACTTCAGCATGGCTTGCTCTTCTTTCTTCTGCTCTGCGGCTTGCTGTGCCGCTTGCGCTTGCTTCATATAGCCAACTTGCGCCAAGTCACCTAAGCCTTGCCGAAGGTTTGCGCCAAAGCCTAGATTCTCAAAATAATTAGTAGCCATTAGAAAAGCCCCGCGAATTGTGAAAGATTAGAGAATAATCCGCTTGCCGCTTGATATGGTGCAGCAGCTCCGCCTGCTTTGGCTTGACCTTGCTGCAATAGCAGGTTGCTCATTGAGTTTGCCGCATTGCCTGCTGCCGCGTTACTGCCGCCTGCCGCATTTAAGCCGACGTTAACCAATCCCATTTGGCGGTTATAGTTGGCATCCTGTAAGGCTTGCTGTCTAGCAAAAGCTGATTGCGCAAGCTGTGGCGCGATTGAGCCGAGCAGGTTGGCGCTTGATGTAGTGCGCAAGCCGCCCGTAGCTTCTCGCGTTGCTAATAAGTTCCGCTGCGCTTGGTCATTTAGCTGGCCGTATTCTTGCGAGTTGAAGTAATCGCCGTAAAACTTGGCCGGATCTAACTGTTGGTTTGCAGCTTCAGTTAATCCGGTTAAGCCTGCTGTGCCTGTTTGCAAAAATGGTTTTAAGTTAGCAAGGCTAATGTCTCGCGTCTCGCGCTGTAAATCTAAAGCCTTCTGAGCCGCCTCAGCTTCTAGCTTAGCTGCCTTCTTTGCTGCTTCAGCGCCCGCTACCGCACCGCCTACTTGCACGCCGCCAAGCGCCGAGCTAACGCCCGTTTTCATATCTGGCATGATTAAAACTCCTTCGCGTAATCTGTGAATTCTTCGCCGTATAAGCGCCGGACTTGTGGCCCAACTTCGGCTGCGTATTCGTCTCCGTATAGTTTAGCAGCAATCAATACAAAAATATCGTATAAACCAGCCCGAAGCATATAGCATTTGTGCAAATCTGACTTGCTTGGTTTATTGTTTTCGATATTCGTTGCATCTCGCCAACGTAAAAAGACGTTATAAATGTGATAAGGCAATTCAGGCATGGCTTGTGCAATTCGGTTTGTTGGAATGCCGACAAGCGCAGCGACAAAAGCAGAGTTGGCATTCTTGACCGTTACTAAATCGCCGTCAACAACATCATCCCAAACCTGAGCGATACCAAACAGCATTGCAGAAAGCTCGATTGCATCTTGATTGCCTTGGTAGATTTTACCTAGCGCAATCCTAAGCGCCTGCTCTTGCTCTGGCTTAATCATAACGCCCTCTGCTTAGCTGTGCGCTCAGAACCTAGCGCATCGTTACCTGCTTCAATGCAGGCGTTTAAATCAGTTGCTAGCTGATTCACTGCTGCTTTCAGTTCGTTAATCAAGTCTGTTTGCTGTTGCGCGTATGCTTGCGAATAAGTTGCACCTGCTGCGCCAACGTCAGCCGTCAAAATATTGACAGTCGAGTCAGGAACATCCGTTACAGCATCAGCCAATAAAACAACGCCGCCCGTAGTTGCAGAACAATAGTTCTCACTGCCAACATTAGAGCCCGTAACGCCATGTGCAGAGTTTGAATTGATATGATCTAGCAATGCCTGCTCTGCCAAATCCAAGTCAATAACAACGCCCTCAAGCGTTACCTGCAAGTCGTAAGTTGCGTTGCCAATAGATAGCACTCGATTGGTTAACTCGCCGCCATACTCAGACTTTGACAGGTAATCCAACACTAAAGCCGCCGACCATTCACGCGGCAGCAACTCGCGCCGGATTTGCTCTTGATTACTTGATAGTGGAGCTTTTAGCGACGAATCAGCCATTCTCAGCCCTCACTGTTAAGCCTGAGATGTTAACAGATGCGTGCGTAGTCATTCGCAGCCTAAAGCCGATTTTATCTCTAACACCGCCAACTCGAGGCATGACAGGCACTTTATTGTATCCTGCCGGAGTTGATATAGGTAACGTATGCTCGCCGCTGTACGTATAGCCGTTTTCAGTTGCTGAGATGCTCAATACAACGGTTGAGTCACTAAAGCCCGAGACTGTATCAAGCGACAGGTCAAAGAGAAAAGCCTTGCCCGTCTTAACGATTGGCGTCTGCAAATACGCCTCTTGCATCCGACCATATTGCGCAATCTCCGAAATGTATCGACCAATAACGCCTGTTGCTTTATCTCCGCATTCAGTGTCACCTGTTAGCGGATTATATCTAACGTCGATTGGAGTCCACCGACCGCCAGCTAAGCCTGTTTGCAGTTTGATCCAAGTTTGCGCATTGGCAAGATAAGCAATCGTTTCTGTTGGCAAGTGAACATATAGAATTGGTTCACCTTTCCACGTTGCAGATTCTAAAACAGTCTTTTGCAATTCTTCATCTGAATATTGCTGAAGCACCTTGTCAACTTCTGGCGTTGATAACTTCTGACCGCCGTTCGCTGTGATCACATTAATACTTGGCGGCATGTTTCGGCCGGAGCCAAGCAAAGCGATCATGTCAGCAAATAGGCATTTAGCTTGTGTGGCGATGCAACCAAAAGGAACAACCAAGGATTGCTGGCTCACGTAAATTTCTGAGCTGTCGCCAGTAAGCCTGAAAAACTCTGTAGAGTTTCGACCAATGACAACAACATAATCATGCCAAGTAGTAATAGCGACGTTATCATCAACATCAGACTCGGCAGAGTAAATGGGCGCGATGTAGTCGGGGCGCTGCTCATTGAGTAAGTCTGTGACAATAAAGCCTGGCGGAGCTAACCAGATGTAACGTCCTTTGTTTCTGGTAACGTCAATAATGCCGCTCAAGTCGTAGCTAGTCGGGCCGCTTGGATTCTCGCCAACTTGCCAGTTTTTAAACTGCTTCAGCTCTGAGCCTGTCCAGTAATAGCCGTTGCCGTCAGCACCTGTGAAGGCCGTAGTTAAACTAGAGTAAGCCATTGACACTCGCGCATCTTCTGGCAGCGTTGCGACCTCTACTCCGTTCCTGTGCAGTTTATTGCCAATGGCGCGATACATGGCGTTATCAACAACATTGAAGATTGCGCCGTTGCTGCGGTTTAATCCGGTATCTTGAATTTGCTCAGCGCCAGGATGATTAATGAAATAACCTTGTGCATTTGGCGCTTGTGCGTTGATTGGCATCATATTGATTGGCAGAAAGTCGCGATAATCCGCCGATTGATCAACTGATTGCCCTTTGATTAATGGCAAGCTGATGATAGGCATTATTTGCCACCGAAAGCGAATAGAGCAGCAATAGCTGCCGGACTAAGCAGGGTAGAAACCAAAAGCCAGCTAATCTTTCCGCCGAAGTTTCTGATGCTGTCAATCATTGGCTGATTAGCTGCGGCTTGCTCGCGTAAAGCTCTGACGTCTTTTGTCAGTTCAGTTGATTGTGCGGCAACGTGATCATGCTTAACCATGTATCGCTCAAGTGTCGCAACCAATTCTTGAATGGCTTTAGTCGAAGACTTTTGCCCATCAATCATTTCACGCGTCGAGGTTTGAATCGCGATAATCTCGCGTTCGTGTTGATCTACTTTCTGCCGCAGGTTTATCAGTTCGTCGCTCATGTTTCATAGCCTTGAATAAGTTAATAATCACTATTAGAGCGATTATAGTTTGAATCGTAACCAGTACGCAAATCACTATCAGTATGTGATTGTCCACCAAATGCACTCCCTAGCACAGCGAACAGCACATCAAGCGGAATCGAAAAGTCTTGACGTATAGCATGTGCGCGATAAAACATTGATAAATCAGTTATTTGATCAAACAGCATCAAACCGTTTAATAATAAGCTAGTACCAATGATAGCGCCATAACCTAGATAAATCCTTGTAGATTTGTGATGAAAACTTGATAAATATATGATAGATAGCAGCATTAAGCTGTCGAGGCTTGCTTGTATGGCGTAAGTGCCATAAACGCTGGTTGTATCAGCGACAAACAAGCGAGAAAGGGCGGTAATATCTACAGAAAGAAATGCAACATAGTAAGCCGCAATAAGCAAGCAGAGGTTTAACCCTCTGCCGCTAAACAGCCATATTGCCACAATGACAATCAAAGCTGCTTCGTTACTCATTTTTTAGACGGCTTTTTCTTGTTAGTGCCGACTGGTTTTTCTTTGATTGGCGTGTCTTGTGCTGGCATTGCTTACTCCTTAATTTTCAAACGGCAAACCGCCGCGATAGTATTGCTGGTCACTCATTGAATCGTAATTGCCTGAACCAACCGGAAGCGTCACAGGATATTTGCATCCGTCAACGCTAACCAGTTGCTTCATCATCATACCTTCAGCCCATGTCGTTTTGCTATGGTTTAATTCTTTGCCAAACATATTTGCAATATAGGCAGCAAGCATAACTTTAACAGGGCCAACCAATGACACATCAACGCCGGAATCGTCTGACTCTGTGCTTGTGCCATATTCTAACGGTTGAAGATAGCCGACATCTTGACCGATGGCTGCATAACTAGCTGCAAAGTCGTCAAGGTGCTGCAAAGCTGCCTGGTTATCTTGCGCCATTGGTTGCATTAATAAACCATCAGCAGCTAAGTGCTGCATTGCGCCTTTGATTAAATCGCCTTTTGTGATCATGGTGAAGCCCTGAGAAAGTTTTATTTAGTATAGCATTTATTCAGCAGGCATACGCAATACTCAAGAAGCGCTTACATTCTTGGTTTTATACTTACTTTTAGGAATTTTGCTTACAAAAAACAAAACCAGCACAAGGCTGGTCTGTTTGCTGCGATGTCGGCACCATGCAGCTATGGCGGAAAGGTAGAAACCGTACTATGTGGACGGAAAGAACCTGCCTGCGACAATTTCAACAAGGAAGCTATAACAAGCTGAGGAAGCAGCTTTAGTCTGTAACCTTGCATCGGCCATTAGTCGCCAAGCCAAGAGGTAATTTCAATAGATTAAACCAACTTCGTTAATCGTGCAACTTCTATGTTTTGTTGCTATAATTTATGTGCGGCTAGGTTAGCTCCCGAAAGCTGGTCACACCTGAAGCCAGTTGCCGCCATTCTAATTCAGGAATCTCAAAAGGTAGAGATATTATGGCAAAGCTCCTTTGTGGCGTTGGCTTCAACGACATTGATTACAAAGTAAACCCAATCATAAACGGTAAGCATGTTATGTGTCCTTTCTATAAGGCATGGCAAAGCATGATTACTCGATGCTACTCAAAAATATACCAAGCAAAAAAGCCGTCATACATTGGCTGCTATGTATGTGATGAATGGCTTACTTTTAGCAATTTCAGAAGCTGGATGATTCAGCAAGATTGGCAAGGCAAGCAACTTGACAAGGATATTTTGCGTCAAGACAACAAGGTTTACTCTCCTGAAACATGCGTATTTGTTAGCTCGATGACAAACAGCTTCATTAATGAAAATAAAGCCGCAAGAGGCTGCACGATGATTGGTGTTAACTTTCACTCAAGAGATAAGGTTTATCAATCAAGGTGCAGCAATCCATTCACCAAGAAAAGCGACTTTCTCGGATATTTCGACAGCGAGCTTTCTGCACACTTAGCTTGGAAGAAAAGAAAGCATGAGCTTGCTTTGCTCGTGGCTGAGCTTCAAGAAGATAAAAGAGTTGCTGAAGCGATAGTTAAAAGATACCAATAAAAAGGGCGCTTTCGCGCCCTCTTATTACATTGGAACCTATTAGGTGCCGCTGACCTGCATGCCCCAAAATGGGTTGTAACAAGCAAAAGTTGGCAGAATGTCATAACGATAGAAAGACTTATTCGCCTTACCATCGCTAAACTTATGAACGCGAATCGAGAAGCCTTCATAGTTCATGACCATTGAGTCTAAGCTGTCCAACTTAGGCAATTGCACTGAACCCATACCGAAGAAGCCTTTATGGTAGGCTAATGCCGGAGTTTGAACAGAGCTTGCAGTACCTAAGAATACCAGCGCATCGCCTGAAGTGAAAGCGCGGTTTACAGTGTTGAACGCTGCATCAACGCCAGATTCAAAGATTGCTGCGCCAGACACTTTAAGAGCTGCGATAACGCCTGCTGATGCTGTTGCATCTTCCAACACTGTCAAAGTGATAGGCACGTCGCCTGCGGTGCTGCGTACAATGTTGCGGTTGCGGAAGTTAACCAGCTTGCTTGCAGCAATTTGGATTTGCTGGCCAGCTTTGATTGTGCCAGTTGATGGAGTTACACCAGATAACGCCAAAGTCATTTGGTAAGTGTCTTTATACGTGGTGTAAGTAGCTGCCGGAGTAGCTGATAAAGCCGCCGCAGTTACTGTGCCGACTGTGTACTGCGCCAGGTTGCTTGACGTTAATACGCGATCAAAACCAGCAAAGCGAGTTGCCACAGTTGCAGAAGACCAAGCGTCAGCAACATTAGGGTTAACAGCTAAGCTAGATTGCTTGTCAGCTAATGCAACTTGTTCAAAGTTGTTGATAACTGCGTACTTGTCGCCTTCTGGTGCGCCAGCTTGACGGAATAAAGCGCCAGCATTGGCAACGTCTGACCATTTGTTGATCAAGGTGCCTTTTGTGCCTGATTGCATTGCAGCAGCTTTAACCATGCGGCTTGCAAGCTCAGATTCAACGGCAATCGCCATGTCAACAGCAGCAGGACGTAACAGCTCGTCCAGTTGGTTTAACTGTAACGCTTTTTCGGTTTGAGTCGCTTCAACTAATACTGTGCAGTATTGTCCGACTTCACCGATTACTTGACCGACTTTGATTGGGTTAGTTGATGCTGCTGATAAATCGCCGTCATTCGTGCGCTGTGGTGCGTACTGAGTTGGGCGCTTCATTGCAACTTGGCCGCCAGTTGTGGCGTCAAAGTCGTTTACTAACACTTGACGTTCAACTGATTTAGCAATAGTCAATTCAGACATGAATGACTTGGTAAACTGCATCAACAATTTCTTGTTGTAGTTACTTTGTAATGAGTTAGCCATGATAGGCTCCTTTAAATGAATTTAGCGTTTTTGAAAAATTTGTCGTTTTCGTCGCTGTCCACAAGTGAGGCTCCGCGAGTCTCAGGAATTGGATCAGGCGCGTTTGTCGCTCTGGCTTTAGTCTTAACAGCTTGAGCTTTAATCTTTGTTGCAATCGCAACGGCTGCTTTGTGAGTCGGCATGGTTAGCAATTCTTGCGCTGCGTCTGGATTTTTCACCAAGTACATTGTGATTTGCGGCCCTGCGTCGTCTTCTAGCAGCATTAACTGCAATTCCTGGCTGAGTCCTGCATTTACTAGCGCTGTGCCTGCCTGCTCGATTTGGTCAATCGTATATCCGGCAGTTAGTGTACGCTTTGCAAACTCTTGGACAATTTGCCGTTGCTCCGTTTGTTGCTGTAGCGCTTTCTGCTCGCTTGCAGTGTTGTTCATTAAAGCTTTCGCTTCATGCGCTGCCATCTTGCGATTATATTGCGCCATTTCTGAATGGTATTTCCGCATCGCGTCTGCGTCGAAAATGTCATCAGGCATAACAGGCTCTTGCAAATCTTCGCCAAGTTGAACTGGTTTCGCTCGCTCAAGTTCTGCAATCTTCGCGGCTAATTCATCAGCTCTGCGCTTCTCTGCATACTTTTCTGCGGTTAACTTATCCAGTCGCTCTTGCAGCTTGTTACCAGTTTTTGGCTGGTCTTCGGTATTTGTCTCGGTGTCCGGTTCCGAATCGGCGTTGATCCCCGATGGCGTGTCTTCATCTTGTTGGCTTGGCTCGTCTACGTCCTGTAATACGGGTTCATCATCAAAAGATGTAATAACGTCGTTCAACTCTTCATTCATTTAAAGCACCTTCATGGTTATTTGAGCCGACAGATAGCGCTGTCGTACCGCTTACGTCATTATTTTGGCGTCAATTTGTTGGCGTGTCAAATATTTGGCCATTATTTACACTAGACACCATGTTTTGCTGCGCTTCTTGGTTAAGTTGCATGGCATACTTCTGCTCCATTTCAGTCAGCTTAAGCATCACATCATCAATCTGCTTTTGCTTCTGAAGGTTTAGCTTCTCTTGCTCTAGCTGCATGTCTTCAATAACTTTCATCGTTTTGGCGTCGCGCTCTTTGATTAGCGATTCATAGTTAGCAATCATCGCCTGAGTCACCGGAGCCATTTGCTGCGCTTGTTGAGCTGCTTGCTGTTGTTGCTGTTGAATCAGCATATCAGCTTCTTGCTTCTCTTCGTCAGTCATTTGCGTGTCAGGTATCATGCCTTGCTTGAGCATTGCAGCGCGCTTGCGTTGGCGGATTTGCTCAGCACCTGGAACGTCAATCGAGCCATAAACAATATCAGCAGCTTCAATCATCAGGCTTTGATCAATACCAGCAAGCGCAATCAATCGCTCGGCCGCTTCGTTTCTGCGTGATTTAAACGCCTTATCTAGCTCGACAACTACATCATACTTGCCTTGTGATAAGTCGTTAACTGTCACAACGCGTCCGGTTTGCTGGTCGATTACTTCTTCGTTAATCGTCACCATATCGTCGGTGCCGTCATCGTTTAGGATGCGTAATTGCCGCTGGTTATCGTAAACCTTCGGAATGGCTGCAATGATCATGTTGGCAATGCGGCGCACGGCGATAGCGGTAGAGTTTAACCATTTAGTCGTCTTAGCGTCGCCTTTGCTAATCATCTGCTCAACAGCCCAGCCAGATTGGTAGCGAGGATTAGCGCCTTGTTGAGCTGAGTAAACGCCGCCTTGCTCTGCCATGTCTTGATTCGATGCGGCTGCGGTATTGGCTAGGTTAGGGTTGATCTGTGGGCCTGCCGTTTCAAATGGCGGTGGCGCTTCACCGTCTGCTGTGTAAATCAGCACCGGATCAGCACTTGTATTCATTTCGCTAAGCTGCTTCTGCGTTAGCTTGTTGCTGACTTGCTTGGCAGTCATTAACAGTTTCTTACGTGGAGCCAGTGCGCCTTCTTCAATCTCGCGGCTTCGTGCGTAGTTGTAAACTCGCTGAGCATCCATTAAGCGCCGAGTGATTGACGAATAACTGATATTGCCGTCGAATAGCTCAAAGTTACCGTAAACAGGAATGATTGGAATTGAATCCCAAACCGTCAGCATTTCAGCGCCTAGCCAATCCTGACCATCTAGGAAGCGGCTATACACTTTAACCGCAGGAACTTTGCGAGTGCGCTCGACTTCAATACCAAGCAAAGCCAATTCATCAATGATCAATTGCGTTTCTTTGGTTAGCTCAATCACTTTGCCATTACTGAGTAAAGCTAGTGTTTTTTCGTATGGCCTAGCACACAAGTATTCCAAGAAAGTGGCAACGTCGCTACGCTCTTCTTTGGTGTAATCTTCTGCATCAATCCCAACACTGATGCAAGGCCTGCCGTATTCTTTTTCAAACTCTTTTGAGTCCATCGCCCGAAGCTGCCAAGCCTCCTTTGCGTCTGAGCCGTCTTGCTTTTCGTGATAGCCAAGCCATACGCGATTGACCGAATCAGGCACAGACTTAATCAGAATATCCTGGTCAAAGCCTTCACCTGACCAACCTGTATCTAAGCGAATGAAGTCAACGCCGCGCCGACAAATGCGGCGTGTTGATTGGCGGTAAATGGTAGAAGCGTCAGACAGGTTTTCGATGTAGCGTATAACGCCTGCATACGTCTCTGAAAGCTCTTTCGTTGCTCCGCCGCCTGCTGGTCTGACTCTAATGCCGAAGTCCATGCCTTCGACTTCAGCCATAATATCGTCAATGATTGGATTGACTTTATCAAACGTGAACTTTGGGCGATTACCCATCGCGTTAACAACGTTATCTTCCCACTGGCCGCCCTTTTCCAAACAAAAGTAATCCTCTTCGCGGGACAGCTCGCGGTTGTCGTGTTCGTCTGACTGCGCTTTGACGAATGCTGCCAAGCAGTCTTTTGGATCTTTTACCATAATGATTTGAACTCCAAAGTATCAATATCTGAATTCATTGAGTCAGGCTTTTCTAGCGCCATCATAACAGAATCTGCTATGTTCGGGCTTTTTATGCCTAACTTGCGCATTTCTTCTTTGCTCATAATTTGAATAAATCCGCTTGTATTCGGTTTCTTCGGAATTCTGCAAAGCTCTGAGCGTAGCTTTTGTAATAGTTTAATACCTGAGCTAAAACTAATCAAAGAATCTGGATCAGCATAAACGCCATCGACAACAGCTTTGTATGTCCGATAGCATCTATCGCGCAATTCCCAATAATTCTGTGCGCGTTTATTCTTAAACGTCTCTGAGTTAGTCTTTTGCTTTAACTGCTCGCCGACTGGCTCATAAATAGCTTTCGGGTTATCCGGTGAGCCGCTTCCTCTGAATTGCTTGGTCGGTATATTCTTCGGGGCCATCCATGTGTCAACCTCGCGTTTCAAGCCCACGCCCATGCCATCACAGTCCCAAGTGAACAAGTCAACTCGTTCATCAATCGCCATCTCTGCCGCTGCGTCTAGTGACGTGTTTATATCGGGCTGGTCAATCTCTCCGGCATCAGTGAAGACAACGCCATGCCGTAAAGCATATCCTTTAGCATCTTTGCCAGTGTCGGCTGGATCAAGCGAAAACACTTTAGCGCCTCTTGGCTTGAATCCAAGTTTTATGTGCGAGTCAATGCAGGCGTCAAACCATTCGCTAGGAATAATTGAGTTAGCAACTGAATCGTTGTACTTACCAAGCCAGATGTGATCGTACAAAGCTCGAGGAAGATTCTGATAATCAAAAGTCCTTTCACCTTCTAAGCCTGAGTCATCAAACCAAGGATTGTCGCAGTAGTTCATAACTACAATCAGATGCAAATCATCTTCATAAAAGCCATCTGCTAAAAGCTCATTCTCGAATGGCTTGATGAATCGCTGGCTAAATGGATCTTCACTCGATGCAGGGTTAGCGATGAAGATCAACTGAACTTTATTAAGCTGGTCAATTTCCTGGTTCTCTTCCTCATCAGTCTCGACTAGGAATTTTGAAGGTAATCCGGCTTTAGCTTTGTTCCTTGCTGTTGGCGTCAATTCCTTCATCGACTCAGCACTGATAGTCTGCGCCTCTTCAATCAGAAAGCGCCGAAAGCCTGCTGCTGACTTAATGCTGGCAGGGTTTCTAGCTAGACCTTTGAACTTGAACGAGCCACCGCTTGATTCATGCTGAATGATATTGTTTTGCGTTGAAAAGCCTTTGATGTTTAATCGCTGGTATTCAGTGGTTATCAAGCTATGTACTGAGTCTTCTAGTGAGTTTTGGAACTCGCGCAAGCAATACACTTTGTCGCCAAGGTCTTTAACTCCGGCCAACGCAATATCAATTAGCTGTACAGACTTTCCCGAGCCGCGCCCACCTATGACAATCACAAAGCGCTTGTTAGTCCTGAGTACCTTCTCAAGTTTTTCAGCAATGAATATTTCAGGCGGCTTAATGGTCTTCAGCCATTCTCCGTCTGCATACTCTAGGTTATACAGGTGGCCTTCTGTCGGGCTGACAATGCCAAATACAGTGTTATAGCTTGCATCAGTCGTTGCGCTCGCTATTCGCTTCTCAAGCGCTTCTAGCTTAGTTGCTGTTAGCTTTTTCAAGTGCTTCCTCTAATGCTTCTAAGCGTTTGACTAATTCAGTTGATTCTGTGATTGCTAAAGTGTCTTTGATCATGCCGATTAGCATTTGTCCATGCTCAGCACTAATACCGCCGCTTGTTACTGCCAGGAATATAGACTCGCATTTCTGAGCGTGCGTAGCGCCTTCTGCGATGTTTAAAGTTATCTTCTCGCCTGCTGGCTTAAGTGGTGGCTGCAATCGCTTCATAGCCTCACTGAGAAGCATTGGTACAGGTGGCTGACCATCTGTCGTACTGCCTAAGCCGATTCTGATAACCTTCTTAAAAAACTCTTTTTCGTCGCCGCCTGTTTCTTCCTCGATGGCTGCTAGTATAATAGTTTTCTTGCCAAGCCCTCTTGGTAGCCTGTCCTCATAGTCTGGCTGTCTGTCTGTGCTATATGTCATTTGTTAACAGTCTTTTTTGAAAGGTAATTTCAGTATAGCGCACAAAAAAGCCGCTGTTAAGCGGCTAATTCTTCAGTGCAATCCAAAGCAGGATAAACGCTATACAAGGAAGCGGAAAGGCTACAATTAGCGCAACCACTCCAATCGTTAATCCGAAAAACAGTCCAGCCCAAAACAAAAAATTAATCAGTGACCAGATTAGTGAGGCGATAAACTCTGTTAGCTCCATTATTAGTTCCATCATTCAAGCTCCGTTATATCTAATTCAACAATATCATCAATACAAGTCTTATGCTCAACTGCTAACTCGTAAACCATCGGCTGCACAAGTGCTAGCATATTGCTGGCTGTTATCTCGGTCTGGATAAAATCGCCTGCGCGTGTTGTTGCTGCAATTCTGTAAGTGTTCATAACTTTCTCCATAAATCCAAGTCTCTAACGCGCTCTTTCAGCTTGTCATACTTTGCCATCCCAACAGTTTCAGACTCTAAAGCCATAACTAGAGCTTTAAATGGGCTTATACTGCAAAAACTCTTATTAACAACATTTACAGCAAAGAAGAATCCGCGACTAAAAGAAACGTGCAAATTAATCTCGATGTAAATTTCTAAATCGTCAGTATTCCTAGCCCATGCAGATGTCTCAACTGCGCTCATTCTGTATAAGTTAAATTTCATGCTATCAACTCCAATAAGTTATCAATCAATATCTGCTCGGTCAAATCATCAGCAAACGCTGGCGGAGTCGGAACTGCTACCCATCCAGCATCAACAACTTCGCACTTACCTTTACAATCATCAATCATCGCCTGATGTTCGACTCTCAACCACTCAGTTAACGCGCTGTGCTTATAAGGCGCCGCTAATCTTGTCCACTTGGTTAGTGTCTTGCTATTCCCGTTGCGCTCGATTGCGTTCACCACTAATAAGATAGCCCATTTGAAAGCTGTGCGGTCTAAAGCCTGTGCAACTGACTGACCTACCGCTTCAGGCTTCGACGTCTTGTAGTTGATTACATCAACGCCCTTGTCTACTTCAGACAGTTTCATAGTCAACGCCAGGTTGCGCATTGCTATGATTGATTGCGTGATTAGTCGCTTGTTTTGGTTGTGTGGCTTTCTTTTCATCTAACCACCGCCGATAAAGCCCAAAATATTGCACAAGCAATCAGCAGTATAATCACCATCATCCAAACAACTTGAATTAAAAGCACTACAAACCCAAGTGATGAATTTTTAATTTTAACTGCATTAAACGCGAATGCTATCAGGCTCAATAACGATGCGACAGCTAAAATAGCCCAAGCCAAATATGTTTCGTTCATTTCTTATTTCCTCAAGCGCCGAAGCGCTATTTGCTATACTGTTGAGCCAATTTCATAGCCTGGCGGTCTAACCAATTATCAGCAAACTTAGTCAAAACCTTCGCACAAGTTACCGGATCTCCGCCTAAGAACATCAACTGAATAGCCTTGCAGCATTCAACATCAAATGAAGCGTCGCACTCCAACTCCTGAATAAAGTCGCTCGGCTTCATATCACTGCGGATTTGCTGCGCTAAGTGTTCTAGTCGCGCTTGCTCTAGGCTGTCGCGCTCGCCTTGATGGTCGATTGTTAGCCAAAAGTCGTGTACTGTCATTCTTCAAACTCCAAACCATTAAGAAACTCAATTAACTTTGCTACGTCAGACTTTTTCAGCGCGACAATCGAAGAATCGCCATGATCTCTATCCATCACAATCTCAACAAATAGCTGGTTGTCGTATTCTTCAAACTCAATATTTTCGCAGCGATTAATATTGCATGTTAGTGTTAACTTTTTCATTCTTCCACCTCTGGCGCTGCTGGTAGTTGCATCCAGTGGGTCACTTCTCTGCCTTCTGCCATTTCATCAAACGGGAAAACAAAACCTGCAAACACGCCTTCTTTTGCTCCGTGCCAATAAACGCCCCAGCCAACCGCCATTTCACCATCATCAAATCGAACAAGAACGTTTACATGACCTTCTGGAGTCATATCAAAAACACTAATCCATTTCATTTCTTCAACTCCCCAATCACAAAACCAGTTCCGCATTTAGATTTAATCAGCTCGCCTTGTGCGATTAAGCGCTTTGCAATCTCACGGCTGTTAGGGCCAAGCTCCGAAAGCCGCAGTACGCCGTTGGTGGCTTTTTGTTTTACTTGGTATGTTAATCCTTTCATTTGTATCTAACTCCTGCTTTTGCTATTGCTTGTTTGATTTGCATGACATAAACAAGTTTCTTTGTCACATTTGGAAACTTTAACTCTTGCGGCAGCTCAACAACAATCGCCGCTCGGCTGGCTTGCCATGCTGACCATGCCGATAACGTAGAGGCCCAATCGTAAGTTCCGTCATCGCATTTATCAAGGTGAAGCCTTCCTTTAGCCCAAGCCTCAAACTCTTTCCGCATCTGTTCGCTCATTTCGTTTTCTCCAATTCTGCAAGTAGTGAGTCTGCTGTTTCTACTGCGTATTCTGCCAAAGACTTATAAGAAACCATTGGATTGCTGCAAAACCCCTGCATAGCCGCCATTGCAAACATTTCTCGCTTTGTTAGGCCTTGCTGCACAGTCTCAACATAATGCGGGCCTGAGTTGCCATCTATGCCGCAATCTTGCCAAACTTGATGTGCTGGCATTGCTGGTAAATCACCGTTTTTCATTCTTCTTCCCCTTGTTTAAATCCTGTCTCTGCCGTCTTAATCCAAACAGCTCCGTCGCTGCCAATCTTTGCGCCTGCCTTAACCCACCGGTCAACCGTCGCATGGCATTTGTTTAGCACCTTGCCAGTTTTGCGCAATGAGCCGTATTTGCGCACTAGGTCTGATATTGGTTTCATTTCTCACCTCGATAAGCAGCTAGCGCTGCCTTAGCTGCATTCATTTTAACTTCAAGCGCAAACGAGTGATCATCCGTCAAGTCAATGTCGTTGATTGCTTTATAGCTTGTGTAATCTGACGTTAAAGACTCCAAAGCATCAGCAAGCGCGTCAACGTGGTTTACAGCTCTAACAATCGCTGCATCCTTTTCTTCTGAGTAGTGATCAACAGCTTCGCAGATATCCATTTCATCAACTGGCAACTCAAAAACCTCATTCATTCGTTTCATTTCATCTCTCCGTCATTGATTCAGGCTTAAGTGTATCAGATATGCGCCAATGATCAAGTCGAAAGTTGCTTTATTTTTTGCTTGTACTCTGCAATTAATTCTTTGATTTCTTCGATTGTTAGTTTTAGTGGCTCATGCTTACCTTCCAGCCATTCGACTTTCTCAATTCCGATTCGCTTGATTAGCTCGATTCTGTAATTAACCTGATTGCCGGATAAGTGCGCGTTACAGGGCATGCACTGACGCCATGTGTTGAGCGGATTAAATCTCAATTCAGGATGCGAGCCGACACTTAAATAATGCCCTGCGTGCCATTGACCCTCGTGGAATCTTCCGCAGCTAACACAAGGCAATCCCTCATCCCTTAACCGGATAAACTTATTAAAAACCGTCTGCGCGTCTTTTAACCATTCTTGGCGAGTCTTTAACTTCTGTTTTCTCTGCCTGGTTTCAGCGTTGAACTCTTTTTGCTTCTTAGCCTTCGACTTATCAGCCTGGAGCTTTGACCAACTGACCGCGCAATCTATCGAGCAGAATAGTTTCAAGTTAATTCGGAGCGTTGCTGGCGCTTTGCATGTAGGGCATTTAATTGCCATTTGAATACTCCTCAAACCAAAAAACCACAGGCTTCTTATTCTCAATAACCAATCCAAACCTTTCTGCGGTTCTAAAATTTACAGAGTATTTTCTGGCTCTATCAACTTGCTCGCTAATTTCATTTCTAAATTGCTCCACGCTAAAAACAGATTTAAAAAGATTGCATGGCTTGCACGCTGGAAAATAGTTATCCAATCTTTCATTATGCGGATTAGCCATCCCTGAAGGAGTGTTATACCCTCTGTAAATTGGTTCAACGTGATCAGCGTGCCAGCCATCACCAAGCACAACTCCGCAGTAAGCGCACTTCCCGCCAAATTTTTGCTTTAATTCAGCTCTTTGTTTTTTATTTAAAGCCATCACTCAAACCTCGCTAAATGCTCGATTAACATCGACTGATTATCAAAGCATCGACTCAAGCAGATTTGCCAACAAACATCTAAAACCGACCGATATAACCCATCGAATTCTGTTTCATCCATATTTGCAAAGCTCATCGACTTAGCGATCTTCTTTGGCCCTGCCGGAGTCGCGACAAGCTCAAAGAATCCGCTTGCGACTATCACATGCTCTCGAAACATATCGAAATTGCGCCCCAAACTGATTGTGCTGCGCTTTAACTCTAATTGACGCATAAAGTCACTGGTTAAGCTATTGACAGCTTCAGAATCAATTCCAGCGCGTTTTAAATAATCCGCCAGCTTATCGACCGTTTGTCGCTCAACATCGCTGATCATTGTTTCAGGCTCCCAATAACTAAAAGCTAAATTCAGCAAAGCGAAAAACTTCTTGTGTTTTTTCTGATCTCTTGGCGCTGACACTTCAGCACGATAAATAACGCCAGCTTTTAGCTTTCGCAGCGCTTCGCCGTCTTGGTCATAAGCTGGTCGAAGTGAATTTCCTGTTTTAACTAACATGATTTCAGCCATTGTTTTTATCCACTAATTTGACATCAACGCCATGCTCTAGCAGCTCAATGCGCATTTGCTCAGCAATCTTAACTAATTGCTCAACTGATATTGATTTTCCGTTTAGCTTGATGGTAATCATTGGAAATTGCTTATCTTCGATATATTGAAAGCCTTTCATTTTTAACTCCTAATTAATTTTAAGGTGCTGATTGCTCTTCGCAATTTAAATGGCCTTCAATGTGCCATTCTAAGTGGGTTTTAAGCTCAAAAAGCCGGACAGACGCAAGAAGCGCTCTATGCGCTGCCGCTGTTGCGTCTCCTTTTTTTGCAAATAAATATGCTTGATCTGAATTTTTTTCAGCATCTTTGATTAACTCATACATTTCTAAAGCTAGTTTTTCGCTAATTTCTTTCATGTTTAAACCCTCACAACCTTTTTGTATGCAGTAATATTCCGCTTAATGTTCTTTGCAAATCTCGCGCATATCGTCATCCGCTTAAAATCATCACAGATGATCTTAACTAGCTGGTAAGGTGGCTCATTGATCTCGTTGTTTGTTACTGGTTGATAGCTCATTGGCAAAGCCTCGCTTTTGCTTCTTGTTGATCGCAGTCATTCCAAACGCCGTTAATCACTTTGGCATAACTGACTCCAGTTGCGCCGAACCTATTTTTATTTAATCCAAGCTCAGCGAATGGGCCGCAATCGCTATCAGGATGGAAAAGATAATCGAAGTAAGGGAAAAGGATATAACCAGCGTCCTGTTCTATTTGTCCAGAGTCGCGCAAGTCTGAATTTTGCGGGCGCTTGTTTACTCGTTTTTCGTTTTCTCGACTAAGCTGCGACAGCAAGACAACTAAACAACCAATCTCTTTCGCTAAAGCTGTGCAAGCCATCGACACCATGCCAACAGATAAATCCCTACGATCTGCTTTAGGCAGCTTTAAAAGCGTTGCGTAGTCGATAAAGATTGCCGATATGCGAATGCCTTGTGCGATTTTAGCTCTTGCGTTAGCTTTGATTTGCTCAACAGCAACAGCAACCTTATCGCACACATAAAGATTTGTGCTTTCAAAAGTCTGTATCTGATTGCCAATTCTCGCCCAATCTTCATCAAGCCACCATCTTGCTTTTTTGTTGTTTACTGCACTGACCATCAACTTATCTACAATCTGCTCTTTTGGCATTTCCAGAGAATATACGTGCACTTCCCTATCAGGATATTGGCGGGCAATGGCTGTTGACATTGTAATCATCAATGACGTTTTACCTTTGCCTGGATTTGCGCCGATAACAAGCATCGATTTTGGTCTGAATAACTTTTCACCTAGCATTTCATCAAGCCCTGAAAAGCCAGAAGTAAAGCCAACTTCAACAGGCTCATTTCTGCACTCAGCTTCTGCGTCAGCAATCCACTGCGGTATCAGGTCGCGCATATGAACCAAACCAGAGTCGCCACCAGACACGCGGCCAAGCAAAACAGACATTGCAGATTCCGCATTACCAACAGATTGCACAACATCTTCGCCTTGCTCAATCTTCTGGATTAACGCAGACACTTCTTGCAGCGCACTTCTACGCATCGAACAATCAAGAATCTTTGCTTGATGGCTTTCTATTGCCGCAAACCCTGATTGCTCATTAGCCAGCCTGCCAACGTCAGAGAACTTAACATCAACACCATTGAGCATGTTTGATGATTCTATTTTATCGTACAAGCTAACAACGTCAAAAGGCTGCTCAGCCAAAACCATTTGCTTAATATATCGATAAGTTATCTTGCAGATCAGGTCTGAAAAATCACTTTCTTCAACCTTGTTGACGTGCTTGAAAAGTTCGTTTATTGGTCTTTGATCGGCCATGATGATCAGTGAGCCAATGAAAGCACATTCAGCTTCGTATGAATTAACCATGTTTAATAACCTGCGTTTTAATTTGTTTTAGTTGTTGCGCATTCGCCAAGTGTTCAGGAACTTGTTCAGCTCGGCAACTTGAAAGCGATAGGTAGCAGTCGATAAATGACTTTTTCAGCTTGGCAAGCTCATATTGATCAGCATTGCCAACAGCCAATGAGCCGCCAATCATTTGCAAAGAGCCTATCGATAGTTCGTCAGATGATTTTAAATTTACACCACGCGATGCAGCAGATATTACTTTCGACCATTCAAGCTCTGCAATGCTTTTTACATCCGCTGGTTTGCTGGCTTTGTTAATCTGAAAAATCAAATCTGCAATCGTCGGAAAGAATCTGCCGCGATCCTGATCTTTGCGGTGAGAAGTCATTGCGCCTATAACCTGGTTAACGTCATATTCTGAAAGGTCGCCAAAGTAAAGCTGTGCCTGCTCTGGATTGAATTTCTTCTCATAGGCCAAGCAAGTCAAAGCGTATCCGTCAGCAAATTGCTGCTTATCTTGTTTATTCATTTCCTACAAACTCCTGATAGCCGTTTAAAATTCCGCTAGTCATTGAACCAGCGCCGATATTCATTGCTAGTTTTTCAAGCTGTGAGCCACTTTTGCAGATCATAGCCAAGTCATCATAGACGGTTGTATTCTTTCCGTCCCTAGCCATGTGAAAGTCTGAGCGTGAGCAGCCATCAATAGCCTGCATGATGTGTGCTGCTGTGTAACCTTCTTTCAGCCTAGCTTTTACAGCTCGCTTTCTATCTTCGGTAAATTTGGCAGTGCCTCGCTTGTTCATAACGCTACACCAATAATCAAAGATTGCAGTCAAGTCGTCAGCTTGCTGACATATACCTTTCCCTTCCTCTTCCCTTCCTTTCCCTTCCTTTCCCTTCCTTTCCCCTTGATCTTGCACAAGCCGCGTGACTGACGCGTGACTGACGCGTGACTGACGCGTCAAATCATCAGTTAAATCAATAACTAACGATTGTTCATCTTGATATGATGGCAATTCGCTTTCACTTTCTCTGTTATTGATAACTTGATGCTTTTTAAAGCTAGGAATGCACCCAAAAAGCTCTCCTGAATTCTCGTACTTCACGATAAAGCCACGCGTGACCAACGCGTCAAGCACGCGTGAAAAGTCGATAGCGTCAAACGGTAAAACGTCTAACTTGAGCTGTCTTGGCTTCCACTTAAAGCGGCCTTCTCTATCGCAAGCTGTAAACAGTCCAGCAAAAGAGATCCTGATTGGCAGACCAGTTTCAATTTCTAGCTCGTAAAGCCCTTCATGCCTAAAAAGTTCTGGCTTTACAGTTCTAATTCTTGCCATAATGATTCGTCCTTTCTGCCCTTGCTTAATAGCGGGGCTTTTTATTTGTTAGATAAACAGGCCGTCAGTTAGCTTTCTGATGAACTCGTTATATTGCTTGTCATCCATTACAACTTTTGATTTTGCGTTTTTAGCCGCCCCGTACATTTCCCACCTGGTAGTTAAGTCAATCATGCGCATCCGAAGAGACTGCGCCAAAAGACACTCTACAGCAGCAGTAAAGTTTCCTTCATACTCATTATCTGCAAGGCGTTTTACTGCCGATTTAATTTCTTCATCGATTCTCATGTGAACAATTTGCTTAGACATTTATTTACCCTTATGTGTTATGTTGTGTTGACAATGATAAACGCAGATATTAATATAGTCAACACCAACAACGAGGAAAGAAGAAATGATCGCAAGAGAATCCCAAAACCTTAAACTGTGGAAGTCAGTCGATACAACCGACCTTTCATACACTAAACACGTAAACCAGCGAGGCGGATATACTGCAATCAGTCCTCAATATCAGCTTATGATCGCCACTGAACAATTCGGCGCTTATGGAGCTGGCTTTGGCTTGTGCCAATCAGAAATGAGCTTTGAACTGTTTGAATCGACTGGCATCGTTATCCATAAAGCTGTGTTCTTTTATTTGCTAGACGGCAAGCGTTATGAGTTCCCACTAACCAACGCAATCGAAGCGGCAAAGACTACTAAAAATGGTCGTTATGTCGATACTGACTTTGCTAAGAAAGTTGAAACAAATACAGTGAGCAAAGCGTTATCAAAACTCGGCTTTAATGCTGATGTGTTCATGGGCTTGCATGAAGATCAATCATACATTTTAGAGCTTCAAAACGAGTTAGCAATCCAGAAGGCAGATGACAAAGATGCTGAAATCGTGCGCCAACGCAACGAGCATGAAGATTGGAAACAACGCGAGCTTGATACCTATCAGCATTTAAAAACCATTACAGCGTTAAAGACCGCTTACACTGCGCACGCTCGGGCATGTAAGCGCCGTAATGATGAAGAAGGCATGAAAGCGTTTAAGCGTCAGTATGAATCACGTTTATTAGACTTAGGTGGCGAAAATGAAACTGCATGAAATAACAGGCGAGTTAAAGCAAATCGAGAATCTTGACTTTGATGCTGAGACTATCGAAAACACTCTTGACTCAGTGTGTGGCGAGTTTAATGATAAAGCCGTTGCTATCATTAAAGTGGTCGAGAATATGGCTGCTGACACTTCGGTAATTGATGCCGAAATCGAGCGACTAAAAGCCAGAAAGACAACAATTCAGAACAACCAAAAGCGATTACGTAATTACTTGCTGCATAACATGCAAGCGACTGGCATCAGTAAAATTACTTGCCCGTTGTTTACTGTGTCGCTGCGCATTGGTTCTGAATCTGTTGACATCCTGGATGAAAGTGAAATCCCTGATGAATACGTGATTGCTGAAGTAGTTGAGAAAATCGACAAAAACGCAATCAAAGCCGACTTGCGAGCTGGCAAAGAAGTTAAAGGTGCTGCACTTAAGCGCGGCGAAACAACAATACAAATCAAGTAAGGTTATAAAATGGCAACAACGATTACAGGAAAGTTAAATAAGTCAGCCAATCAGTTTCAAGCTGGCGAAAACACCGGGTTCAATATCAATGTTGGCGTGCGCTACTACGATAGAGAAACAAAGTCAGATCAGTGGACTAATTATTCCGCTGTAATTTTCGCCAAAGCTCCGGCGCAAATCCAGTTTTACCAACAAGTATTGGTTGAAGGTGCAGTAGTCGAAGTTTCAGGTGATAAGCTGAAGATTCGCCAATTCCAAGGCCAAAACGGTTTGAGCCTGTCGATTGAATTGCTTGATGCGAAATTAGGCTTTGTTCATGCGCCTCAGTCAAGCAACAGTCAAGCACAGACACCACAGCAGCAAAGGCCGCAGCCACAACAACAGCCGCAGCAGTCATACAATCAGCCACGCCAACAACCGCCAGCAGGTTATCAGCCGCAGATTGGGCAGCCGATGCAGCAAGGCTATCAGAATCAGCCTAATCCGACTTACGGGCAAGCGCAGCAATCAGGTGGTGGAGTGCCTGACTTCGATCCAGACATCCCTTTTTAATTAACTAGCAGCGCCAGCAATGGCGCTTTGGATTTTGATATGGAAGATTTACATATTGCGATAGATAAAAATCAAGATGTTCAATGCTTACTGCTTGATAGGGGTCTTGCTTTAGTTGTGGAAGATACCCGCAACTATTCATCTGTAATTCTATCAATTGAAAACTCAGTAAAGCTAAGAGATTGGCTGAGCGCTTATATTGAGTTGGAAAAATGAACCTACCACCAACCGAATTCGAGCTAATCACAGCGCAACAGCTATGCCTTGAGCGCAATCGTGACGAGCCGAACGAGAAAGATATTGAGGACGCCATTAAGATGGCGTGTAAGTGGAATCAGAAGCGGATTAAGATGGGGTTGAAATCATGGCAATAGTGAATTGGGACGAAGCACCAGAGTGGGCAGTGTTTTATGCAAACGATTTATGGTGGATGCAAGATGAATACGGATGGAATTATTGGTGCATTGGCTGGGTTTCTTCGTCAGATGGGCATTATAAAAATTCACCTTATGCGTATTCTGAATATTTTGAGCGCCCGCAACAATGGCCCGAAGAAAGCCGAATTGACATCATAGCAACTAATGGGAATGACGGAATGCACTACGACGAACAGCGCGAGCAACACGAACAAGCGCAACCAGCAGCACCACAAGCCAACAAATACGACCGGACAATACTTGGCAAGTACGGAAGCGGGAAATGCGTTGTAGACGTTTACAGAGTGCTTAATGCTTTTCCAAGTGGCTCGCCTGAGATTGATCATGCCATTAAAAAGTTACTTGCTCCAGGCAAGCGAGGCGTTAAAAGTGAATTGCAGGATTTGCGCGAGGCGATTCAGAGCATTGAGGCGAGGATTGATTATTTGAGTGAACTAGGCGAAAAATAATTCGCCTTTTTTTTGCTTTAGCGCTTGACCATGACCGGACATGGTACTATATTGAATTCAAGAAATAACAACCGAGGAAACAAAATGAAAACACCACGCGAAATCGCAAAGCATTACAACCTGTCGCACCATACTGTGCGCAAGTGGTCTAAAACACGCTTAGAGCGCGCATCTCGTTTAATCGATATGCAGATCAACCCAGTAATCATGCAGCTAACTGGCGAGCTTTACGCGCTGTGCTTTGCAACAAGCAACATGAGCAACAAGCTATTTGCCAACGTATACACCAACGACGGCTGCGGGCACTTTAGCGTAATGACGCTAGACAATGAAAGCTCTTGGTTTATTCCGACCACTGACTTAACAGTCGAAAACCTACAATCAGCAATTGCACAGATAGAAGGAATTATTTATGCGTAACGATCGCCGGAAGTGTTTCAAGTCTCGCTTCTTTGAAGGCTTGGCTTGGTGTGTGCCGACAATGGCTTTGTTTTTCTACGTGATTTATGTGTTTTTTATGGAGCTAGCAAAATGAACATCGAAGAAATCAAGAAGCTAATTCGTGACCTTTCATTTGAGCGTGATTTTCTTTCTGCGTCAAAGTTTCAAATGGATTCTCTGAAATCTGGAAAGTGCAAAATAGTTATTGG